ATGATCGACGCACTGTATTTCGTGTTCTGGGTGCTCATCGTCCCATGCGCTGTCTTGGGCTGGGTCGACTTCCTTTGGTCTGTGTACCGTGATTCACGGCCCACGGTTCGTGGTGCAACGCGCTTGACTCCCCATGCGTGGTCCATGAAGTGGCAACGTGCTGAGTGGGAGCGGCGCAAGAGGGAGAGACAGGCACTGTGACAAGACATCAAAACTGTGACAAGACATTTTTGCGATGTCACAGTTTTTTAAGTGCTTGTTTTTCTTATACATTTTCTAAAACTGTGACAAGACATGCCACTGTGACACCACTTTCTGACTGTTTTTAAAAAGCTACATGCCTTTTTTAACTTTTATTTCTAGCTAAGTTAGTCAGTTTTTGGTGTCACAGCTGTCACAGTCCTTACAAATCAATGACTTACAGCCGATTTTGGTGTCACAGGTGTTGTCACAGGTCTTGTCACAGTCCATGTGATGTCACAGTTTCGGCCCACGAACCACGGTCCACGGAGGACAAATCAATGATCAAGTTCATCTTATTCATCTTTGCTGGTCTTTGCGCAATGGTTGCTTCTTTACACACACTTAGCTTCCTGTTCGCTGGCCAATATCTACTGGCTGCTGCTACGTCAGTTTTCTTATTTGCATCGCTCCACATGGTTGTCGATGTACTCAGATTGGGGAGGGCTTAACCATGAACCACATCTACGAAGAAGAGTACACGTACGTGTATTTCGAAGGCTTGCAGAACCCAGACCGTTGCTGGATCAACAGCGACCGAGATGTCTGGTACCGCAACCCACATTACTCTGGCCCTGAGCAACCTCATCCAGAGTTCGGTGAGCTTGTTCAACCACCTGCGGGCTACAAGTGGATAGAGCCAATGCCTTTCCAAGCACCACCGCTCAACACCGACGTCAGCAACAGCAACAGCGCTGACTATCCAGATTGCATCCCGTTCTAAGGAGGACGAGTCATGAACATCAAACAATACGTCGAGCTTCTTCGACCCATGAAAGACGGTGCAGTTACTGACTTCTACACCCAAATGGCAAGCGCAGCCTTGCCCCCTCACAACCTACGCATGTGTCTTGCTGCAAGGCACGTGCTTCAACAACGGGGCTACATCGTCCCGTGGATTAACCAACCCCTATTCAAAGAGAACGAGCTTTATGACACATCTCCCTGAAACTAACCCCATGTGCATGTGGCACAAGTTCTTTGACTGGGTGGACTACTACCGCAGCTTCAAGCATTGCAACCACGAAGACCTTGCCAAAGAGTTCGACCCTAGCTCAAAGGTCTGGTTCGAACAGCACGGTGATGACTCGTTCTATCACAACTACACGTGCGTCACGTTCTCTGACAACTCGTACGTCATGTTCAATTACAAAGGCGAGGTTGAAGAGAGTGACGACGGGCCAACGACTCCTCGTTCCTCGTCGTCGCGCAGTCAATTAAGTGAGCATGTCGCTCTATAAACACGAGGTTTGTATGGAAAAACAATCTTACGACGAGCTTGTACATCGCTTTTGTGACCTGCAAGAAGCGTTTGCAACTCTAAAGAAAGAACTCGAATACACGTACGACCGCATCGACTTAGCGTTGACTGCATTCGAAAAAGAAAAGTTCGAGACAGCACGTCGCTTGCTCGACGAAACAATTAACTGAGGAAACCCAGCCATGAACCAGCAAGACTTTGATTTCGACCTTGAAACACCCAGACACAAAACCGTCTGGTCCAGCCTCAAAACTGGCTTCAACAACACTTGCACGTGGGCAATGGAGAACCCCGGCGAGCTTATCTTGTTTGCTGTTGGTGTGATGATGCTCGACATCGACAACACACTTGAGACAATCGAGGAGTATGAAGAGATTCAGACTGCTATCGATGTTTATGAATTTAATGGAGGTGCCTAATGAACTCTATTCGTCCTTTGAACTTTGAGTCAGAACATTGGGACTGGCTCGTAAACCACGAATCACAACTCGTGGAACATGAGTCTTCATCGCAAGACTTCTTTGCTGTACTTGACAATATTAGCGCTGCTAATGATATAAACGAAAACCTAGAGGGATCTAACAATGACTAACCAAACTTTCATCAACCAAGCTTTCTACGCCCTGACCGAATACAACAACTTCAAGGGCAAGACAGCCAGCTACGTTGCTAACCAAGAAGGTGCAACAATCATCGACCAGTACGTAGAGGGTTTCCTCGCTGCTGTCGAGAACGAAGACGCAGTGGTTCACCGCTTGTCAGTGCTTGGCTCGCTTCAAGACCTCATGAACAAGTGCTCTTGGAACGCTCGTAAGTTGTTCAAAGCCAACGTCGCTAACCTCGACATGGACAACAACGGCGCACCTTGGGGCCTCGAGGCTACCGAGCGTGTACGTCAATTGGTTGACGTCGAGGCTGACAACGAAATCATTCCCAAGATCCTCGAGTCTGACTTCGAACAGCTGCAGTTGGTTCACACCATCCTCAGCCAAACCACCGGCATCGATACTCCGCTCTACTACTTTGTAGAGACTGAGCGTCAGCCAAACGATGACTGGGTCGACGTGGTCAACGCTACGACGTTCGACGATGCCATGACTGCTATGGACAACATCGTGGACAAGCTCAACGAGAAGGCTCGTGAAGACGTACGTGGTTCCGTACGCGACGCATTGGCTGCACTAAAGCAAGCAGCCTAACTTCAAACCCCGCTGTTCTCTGAGCAGTGGGGTTTTTTTCTACTAACCACACAGGAGGTGTCATGTTCTTAACTGGTCTTATCGCAGCGTTAGCCATCATATTCCTGCTGCTCAAGTTCAACTTTCGGCGCGTACTTCAGCACGACATCTCGATCGACATCGGGGTGACCATCGTGCTGTGCATGCTGTTTGCCGGTACTTTCGCGGGCATGATGACCGGCCTCGTGGCTGGCTGCATCATCTCCATCTTTCTCTTTGTATCCAAGAAGCTGTTCGGCTACGAGCGTTTCGGCATCATCAAGACCGACACGTTTCCGTACCGCAAGTTCGGGTGGATCAGCGTGCCGCCTGGAGGTAAGTCATGATCAAACTATCTGAGCTTGACTGCTACGAAGTCATCACACCACGAAGCAAGTACCTAGACCAAGAAACCTACTGCTTTATCTCGGGCGATGCAGAAGACCCGTGTGCCCGTGTCATCGAAGTTACCTTCTATGAAGAGTCAGGGACCGTGGAGTTCGCCGACGTTACCGACTTGCACAAGGAGAAGTACAGATGACCGATTTCATTATTGACCCATGCATCTTCTGTGGCCGATCCACTGCGTTCGGCTCAGGACGATACGTGAACCGTATTCCAGGCGACACGGACGATGGCTACGGCGGCGTCTATCGAACTGGGTTTGCGTGCGAGGAGTGCATGCTCGAAGACGAAGATGAGGACTACTCATGATGCCTTACCCCTTTGATTGCCCCAAGTGCGGCCAGCGCTACTGGGAAGAGCAATCGGTGGTCTACAACGAAGACTACGACGACACCATCTGCTGGCAGTGCGATGAGGAGGACGAATCATGAACCACGAATCACGATCCATCAAAACTGAGCACGATGTCTTGCTGACCCTGATTAAGTACATCCAGTACCACTACCTCAAGGTCAGTGAAACAGGGGACGCCAACGTGGTCGTGCCCGTTGATCCTGTCGAGCTGACCCAATGCATCGCGGTCCTGGCTCGTGCTCAAACCATGCGAGGAATACAACCATGAGTAACGGAGATATTGTCGTAAACCTTTTGTTATCACCCACCGAGATTAACTTCTTGCAAGTAGCAGTTGATGGCCTCATCGACGTACAACGCGACGTCATTCATGACTGCGCTATCTCGTCTGACCGTGACGTCGTCGAGTCAGGTAAAGACGCAATCGAACGGCTGCAAGCTGGCCTCGGTCTTAAGCACACACTCGAGGTTTACAACCTATGAAGATCGACCTCAGCGAGCGTGACATAGACAACCTCATCTACATCTGTCTCTGGGTGGCTCGCGAGGCAGAGGAAGGCACCATCAAACCGGAGGAGGCTACCGACAACCTCGGTTACTTAAACACGTCCAGCGCTATTAGCCGGACTAATGAATTACTTGAAACCCTGTGGAGGAACCAAACCCATGAGTAGAGAACCATGCTCCATCACCGACGACCCCTACAACGACTACTCAGATTACGTGGAAGGGAAGGGCGTGTACGCGTCTCGCTACGAAGACGAGGACAGAGCCTATGAGGAGGAGCGTCAGAAAGAAATCGACAACGCATCACCACTTGAACTGTACGCACGATTCATCAATTCACTAACCGAGAACATCAACAATGCAAAATAGAGCAATCAGCCCATCCGACCTAGTCAAAGAGTTGCGTGCAAACGCACTCGCTGACATCCCATCTATGATCTGGGGTCCGCCTGGCATTGGTAAGTCAGACATCGCCTACCAGTTCGCATCGTCAATGAACGCAAAGCTGTTCGAGCTGCGCGCCAACCTGTTCGATCCCGTCGACGTACGCGGTGGACTCAAGGTTGTCGAACAAGAAGACGGTACGTATCGCACACGGTACGGCGTTCCCGAAGATTACCCAGACACTAACTACCACGGCAATGTGGTTCTCTTCATTGACGAGCTACCCAACGCACCCAAAGCAACACAGAACGCGCTGCTGCAGCTGTTGCTTAACAAGCGCATCGGTACCTACGAGCTACCTGCCAACACCATCATCATTGCCGCAGGTAACCGGGCCCAGGACCGTGCAGCTGTACACGAGATGCCGACACCAGTCCGCAACCGTTTCGCACACTACACACTCGAGCCAACCGTTGACGACTGGGTCAAGTGGGCCATGAACCACGGAGTAGATGACAGCATCACGAGCTTCATTCGTATGCGCCCATCACTGCTGCACAGCACCGACGGTTCAGACTACGCGTTCCCGTCACCTCGTACGTGGACCATGCTCGATCGCAAGCTGCCTCATATGTCTGACGACTTCTACGGTTGTGCATCGATGATCGGTGATGGCCCTGCTGGTGAGTACCTCAGCTACCGTGCCATCTACAAAGATATGCCTGACATCGATCAGATCATCGAGAAGCCCAGCACATCGACAGTACCCACTGACACATCAGTGCTGTTCGCTGTATCGGGTGCGCTTGCATCACGTGCCAGCAAAGACAACTTCGACAGCATCATGCGGTTCGTTCGACGCATGCCTGCCGAGTACCAGGTAATCACGGTACGCGACTCAATCGCCAAGCAACAAGACCTGGTCACGCTTGATTGCTTCACCTCTTGGACCACAGACAACGCAGCAGTATTGCTGTAAGGAGAATCACATGGCTTCAGTACGCATGAGTCGAGAGCTTCGTCGCGAAATTGCACACAACGCACGGCATGCATTTATTAAGACCAACCCCGAGCCAGAAATGGCAACAACAGACATCGACTGGTTCGTTGACAAGGTTCGCAACTGTGACGCGCAATCAACACTAGCTCGCATCCGAGGGCTTGCCGATGACTTTCCACGGATGCACACCCGCTACTACGGCAGAGACACAGACAACTGTTTCGAAGCTAGATTTCCACACATCAAACGCATTACTAGCTTTTACATTGATGACCGACACCTGGTTGATAACCAATGTATCTCTTTTCGTCTCAACGCGCCTGTGTCGTTGTACAGCTACGACAGTGATGACACGCTGCACTTCAGCACTAGCTGTTTCTCCGATGCTGATCGCATTGAAGCAGCCAGTCGCATCAACGCATTCATCGAACGTCAGCGCGAACACAAAAACAAACAGGTTAATTACAACAACCAGATCGACAATCTTCTGGATCACTACTCAACGCTCAAGTCATTGCTGACCGCATGGCCAGCAGGCGAAGCGTTTGTGCCTGGGCATTACTTGCAGAAGATGCACGAGAAGGTCACGCGCAAACAAGCTGCTGTTCGCATCAAAGAAGATCTTCAGTTCGATGAAGCAACTATCAATCAGGTCGTTCTAACCAGCAAAATGATGGGAGTCTAATATGTCTGCAGAGAGCCTACTGCTCAAATCACGCACCGCACTGCTCATGGAGCAGCCGTTCTTCGGCACGTTAGCTGTACGGCTCAAACCTGTAGCAGACGACTCAATTAAGACTGCGGCCACGGATGGCCAACGTCTTATCTACTCACCCAAGTACATCGAGAAGCTCAGCCCGCACCAGCTCAAAGGTCTCATTGCACACGAAGTAATGCACTGCGTGTTCAACCACATGACACGTAGACAGGACCGTGACCCAGAAATATGGAACTCGGCGTGCGACTACGCCATCAACAGCCACCTCATTGACTGTGGCTTCATCCTTCCGGATGGCGGACTAGTCGACAAACAGTTCAGCGCTCTTACCGCTGAAGAGATCTACAACCGCATAGCTAACGAGCCACCCAAACCCTGTGCGTGGGGCAAGGTGCTCGATGCAGGTGTCGGCACCGTCAATGGTAAGTCCAACGCAGCGCTCGAGTCTGATTGGCAAGTGGCTGTCACCGAAGCCGCCGAGGTTGCAAAGGGGCGCGGTAAGCTGCCGGGTAAGCTTGCTTCATTCATCAGTGAAATCATCAACCCCAAGGTTGACTGGCGTACGGTGCTTTGGCCGTTCTTCACCAATCTCATCAATGACGACTACTCCTGGCGCAAGCCTAACCGCGCATACATCAGCGAAGACGAGTACTTGCCAAGCATGCACAGCGAAGGTTGCGGACCTGTTGCTGTCGTAATTGACGCAAGTGGTAGCACCGCCGATTACTACCAACAGTTCGCATCAGAACTCGACGCTGTACTCGGAGACGTGAACCCCGAGTCAGTGCAAGTTGTCATGGGTGACACAAAGGTCACTGACTCGTTCACGCTAGACCAAGGATCACGACTCACGGAGCTAGAAATCAAGGGTGGTGGGGGCACAGTCCTCGCTCCGCTGTTTCAGCAAATTGACGATCCCAACAACGCAGCAGTTATCTGCCTCACCGATCTTGAGATGCATGACTGCGACTGGGAAGACATCGTCAAGCTGGACCTGCCACCTACATTATGGGTCTCAACTAACCGCACATTGGAGGCACCAATCGGTTCTACTATTTACATTTAATATTAGCTGGGCTAATTTCGGAGATCGATATGCAGGACGCAGAAGAGTATTGGGAGTTGTCAAAGACCACCCCCACTGATTTCGAGATGGATCGCTTTGTTCGAGTTTGGGTTGAATCACGATGCCCGGACATGTTCAACGAACTGAAGTCTCGATATAGACATCTCGAAGGAGACATCTATGCCATCGTCGAGGCTGATAGTAAGAGGCGTCAGCTAGAGGATGGACCTGACATTCCTTTCTAGCGAGGTAGCCCATGAGCATTGGTTTGCTTTCAGAGCGCCAACTTCGTGATCAGCTCCGAAAAGAGCTTGATCAGCATATCCAAGACTACTTAGACAAAGGCGGCAAGATCGAAGTGCATAGCACACAAGACGCCCGCTTCTGGCACTACGAAAGCAATGGTGCCGAAGCTTATCGAAAGGGTCTAACCATTAACAAAGATCGAATGAAGGGGGCAATGGATGCCGAAGAGTGACATACAAATTGATGACTTCATCATCGCCATCGAAGCAGCAGAAGTAATGGCTGAACGCTTTGGCGAGCCAACCTGTGTCCTCGATGACGGACGCGTCGTGTTGCTGCGGCTGAACAACGAACCACCTCTCGAGATCATCCGACCACGGAATCCAAGACCAACCATGTACTAGGAGGTACACCATGCAGGAAGCAACCAACAATCTCTACGTCGTAGAGAAGAACATCCCGATGCCCGACACTAACAGCTACACCAAGTGGTCGTTTGTTAGTGATTTAAGTGTAGGTGACAGCTTTGTGCTTACCGCCAAAGACTACACCAGCGTTGCCGCTACATTTAACAAGCATGGCTTTGAATATCGATCTCGTAAGATCGAGGACAAGCCATTCGATGTAGCGCTTCGTCGCATCTGGAGGACCGCTTGATTGATGTGGTTCTCGACTTTGAGACTTACTTTGACACCAAGGTAAGTCTCACCAAGCTCACCACCATGGAATACATCAAGCACCCCATGTTCAAAGTGTGGGGTGTGGGCATCAAATACGACGATGCCGAGACCATGTGGTTTTCCGAAGATGAGGTAGAGGACGAGCTGGCATCTATCGACTGGGGTGACGTGCGTCTTATTTGTCACAACACCCCTTTCGATGCCTACGTGTTAACGCAGTATTACGGTTATATGCCCGCATACTTTGCTGACACAGCAGCTATGGCGCGAGGCCGATACCCCGGCCAATCCGCACGCCTTGCAGATGTAGCTGTGCGCTTGTTTCCAAACGATGAAACTATGCGGAAGGGGGGAGAACTGGCGGAAGCTAAAGGTACCTACGACCTCTCCCCCGAACAGGACGAAATGCTCGGACGCTACTGTGTCCAGGATGTTGACCTGACGTATGCAATCTGGCGACGACTGTTGCTGGATTACCCCAAGTCTGAATTAGACTTGATCAATCTGACTACGCAGATGTTCGTAGACCCAATCATTGAAATAGACAAAGACACATTAACCAAATATCACGAATCACAAGTCAAGAATCGAGAAACACTAATAGAAAATGCAGGTATAGACGCCAAAGTACTTAGCTCCAACGATAAGTTCGCTGACTATCTACGCACTATTGACATCGAGCCACCCGTCAAACGCAGTACGAACACAGGTAACTTGATACCAGCCTTTGGTAAGAACGATGCGGGTTGGAAGCAGATGTGTGCAATGTATCCAGAGCACGACAATCTGTGGAAAGCAAGAGAAGCCGTGAAGTCACGCATCAGTGAGACGCGTGCGCAACGCTTCCTCGATGCTGCATTAGACGACAACAGAATCCCAGTACCGTTGCGCTATTACGCAGCACACACCGGACGCTTTGGTGGTACTGAAAAACTAAACATGCAAAACCTTCCCAGGGGAGGGGAGCTTCGTCGCTGCTTAGTCGCACCAAAGGGCCACCTGGTTTACGTTGCTGATTTAAGCAACATCGAAGCCAGGATGCTCGCGTATGTTGCACGGCAAGACGACCTCATTGAGCAGTTCGCACGCGGTGACGACATCTATTCAAACTTCGCCAGCGTCATTTACGAAAAACCAATTAACAAACGTGACAATCCCACCGAACGCTTTGTTGGTAAAACCGCGATCCTTGGTCTCGGTTACGGTATGGGGGCACGTAAGTTCCAAGCCACTTTGAAGTCGGGGGCTATGGGACCACCTCAAGAATTTACCCTTGAGGCCGCAATGGACATCGTTGGTAAGTACAGGACCACTTACAACAACATTGCGCTGCTGTGGAACCGGCTTCAAGACATGCTCCAGATGACCTTGCATCACGAAAATTGGGGCATGAACTACGGTCCGTTCTTCACGGTTGAAAGAAACGGATTCCGGCTGCCAAATGGTATGTCTCTTTCGTATGAAGCACTGTCGCCAGAAGCGACAGGTGGCTTCTCTTACATGTCACGTGGCAAGAAAGAGTACACCTACGGTGGCCGCATAACAGAAAATCTCATCCAAGCACTGTCTCGCATTGTTATCACGGACAGCATGCTTCGGTTACAAAAGAAGATTAACGGACGGGTCGCACTCACCGTCCACGACGAAGTAATTATTATTGCAGCTAATACTAATCCAGATGCTACAATGAATACGATCATTGACGATCTATGCATTGCCCCAGAGTGGGCACCGGATCTTCCATTAGCTGCCGAAGGCGGATACGACACGGTTTACAGTAAGTAGTCATGCCAAGACTTGTTCTGTCAAGAAAGACCAAACAAGGCGTTACAATCCACCGTAACGGCCAGGTCTTGGCTAGTCTGGAAGTCCACAAAGTTGATCGCAATGCGGTCACTTTAGCGTTTGTCGCAGACGCTGACATAAAAATAGACCGCGACGAGATATATAGCAAAACCAAGGATACTGATACCTCAGAGTATTAGTAGCGCTATTAATAACGGAGGGATCTATGCGCGTGACGTTTCTGGAGGCTGCCAACGGCCTTCGTCTGACAAAGCACTACGCCAAAAATCAAGTTACTGCTTATCCATACGTTAAAGAAGTTACAAGTCACGAACATACGATTACTCTCGATGACGCCGGTATCTCATCACTTTATAACCTGATCAACGCACATGGCAGCACAGGCCATTGCATGTTGAAAGGCGGACTCAAACGTCAGCTTGTACAAGAAAGCCGCAAAGGACAAAGCGAACGCAACGCACTTAACGGACTCTTAGTCCTTGACGTTGACGGATTACAATTGCAACGCACGCTACCTGGCAGCGGTTTGACTGCAGACGTAGTCCAGGCGCTTTCCGAACAAATTATTTCAGCACTTCCTGCAGCCTTTCACGACGTTTCTTACATCTCCCAAGCTTCGAGTAGCCTCGGGCGCAAAGGAGACAAAGTGTCGCTGCACATCTTTATGCTTCTTTCGGTACCGATCCCACCGAAAGCGATTAAGTATTGGCTGCAACACATCAACTTAACAACCGAGCTGTTTCGATCACAAATCGACCTCAGTTCAAACGGACAGTCGCTCAAGTACCCACTCGACGTGTCCCTAGCTGACAACTCAAAACTTATCTTTATCTCAACACCGACTTTTGCTGATGCAACTGACAACCCTTTCGTCGATGATGCAGACAGACTCATCTTAGTAAAACGCGGTAACGCAACAATCGATCTCGCAGCGGAAATGCACAACATCAACCCAGAGATCACGCATCAGCTATCGCTCAAGTTAAAAGATGAGTTACGTGTCGACGCAGGCATGAAGCGTAAAACCGGTAAGCTGCAGACAATGACTGTCGATAATCAGATCCAAGAGGTTCTCACCAACCCTGACCGCATGAACATCACAGTCGTCGACAGCCAAAGCTTCCCGTTCGTACGATGCAACATAAACAACGGAGACAGCGCCGCGTACTACTTCAACGCTGAACGCCCCGTGTATATGTACAACTTCAAAGACGAGCCAATCTTCGAAATTGAAAAAGCTGACCCTGACTTCTACAAAAGTATCTTCGACTTGTTCGAGGAAGAGCTAAAGAAAGTAGGAAAGACCTGCTACCCAGTTGTGCTTCGTGACTACCACACAGATATGTACTTCAACGGTGTGTTCGATCCAAACCTCAACCAATTCACCGATGACTACCCGCTCACGCAAACAAGCAGAGCAAGTGTCGAGTCGTTCATGTTGAGCCACGGACGTGCAGCACCAGACTTCATTCCTGACGCACGTATCGTTTTCGATCCAACTAAAAACGATGTTGCAGTAAATTTGAAAGAGGTGCCGTACTACGTCAACACGTTTACGCGCAGCAAGTACATGCTCGAACACGAGCCGCCCGAAACACCCTTTGAGTTCGGACACGCAAGAAACCTTCGCGATGTAACTCCAAACATCTATCTTTTGCTAGATCACATACTGGGTAACGGGCAAGAAGAACTAGAGCGGTTTATAAACTGGCTCGCATATATTTATCAGACACGTAAAAAGACAAAGACCAGTTGGGTGCTTAGCGGTACGCAAGGCACAGGTAAAGGTTTGTTCTACAACACAGTTATCAAACCACTATTTACCGAACAACAAGCGCCAATGCGATCGTTAGAATCGATCGAAGAGCAGTTCAACCTGTTCATGCGCAACGCGTTGTTCCTGGTGGTCGACGAGTTTCATATGGGATCAGCCAAAACTGGTTCCAACAAAATGGCAGATAAGCTCAAGAACTGGATCGCCGAGAAAAACATCTCGATCCGAGCTATGCGAAGCAACAGCGTCCAGATCGAAAGCTACTGCAACTTTCTGTTCTTCACGAACAGACCAGATGCAGTCAAAATCGACACTGGGGATCGACGTTACAACATCGCCCCCAGGCAAGAGGTAAAGCTTCTTGAAGCGCACCCCGAGCTGCCGGACAAGTTGTACAACATGGACCACGAATTACGAATCTTTGCTGGTGTACTCAGCACCTTCAAATACGAAGAGCGATTCATACATGTGCCGATCGACAACCGCGCCAAAGAACAAATGCGCACTGTCGGTATGTCTATATTCGAAGAGTTCTGCCAAGCCATACACAAAGGCAACCTCGAGTTCTTTACAGACATACTCGACATCAATGTCGGAAACGTCACATTTGCAAACGAGATAATGACAGCCCAGCGGCTAGTCAAACACTGGATATCGGAAGCCAATGATCCGTACGTGATCCTACCTACAGAACACTTACGGACCATCTTCCATATCCAAACAGAACAGAACCCACGGCTTAGCCAGCGTGAGTTCGTAAAACGGCTTGCGAAATTTGGCCACGAGCCAGTGCGCAAGCGACCATTTGCTAGGAAGGGCGACCCTAATCAGTCCGTTGTTCGTGGTATCCAGACCAAGTGGCACATCGAACCTAACGAATTAGACATGCTAATAGAAACCTACTATGCACCCGAAGATCATAAGCTCTTGCGTGCCTAAGACTATTAGTTATACTAATTATCGTTGACTAGGATGGATCAGCTATGAAGATGACTCAAGACGAGCGTCCCGACCTCGATAAGACTTTTAACACTCCTACAGAACTCGGCCCCGTCAAAGCGTGGTCGTACTCTGCTCTCAAAGTATTTGAGGAATGCCCATACCGCACCTACATCTCTCGCGTGCGACGGGTCCAAGAACCATCAAGCCCAGCAGCAGCTCGTGGTACAGAAATCCACGACCAAGCTGAGTGCTATGTAAACGGCACACTCGGTGAGCTGCCTGCCACGCTCAAAAAATTTGAATCTGAGTTTGAAGAACTGCGTCAGCTTTATATCGACGCCAAGGTCGAACTCGAGGGGGAGTGGGGTTTCAACCTCGAGTGGGCTCCTGTTGGTTGGATGGAACCTAAGACCTGGGCACGCATCAAGCTTGACGCACTTGTTCACCAAGACGAAACAAGCGCACGTGTCATTGACTACAAGACGGGTAAAAAGTTTGGTAACGAGATCTCGCATTCGCAACAGTGCTTACTCTATGCGATTGCGACGTTCTTCCGTTACCCACATCTCGAGTTTGTACAAACAGAGTTGTGGTATCTCGACAAAGGTGAAACCACAACCAAAAGCTATACACGCGCAGAAGCGATGCAATTTGCACCTGGCTTCCATAGCCGTGCAATTGCAATGACTACATGCGAAGACTTTGCGCCCACGCCCAGCAAACAAGCGTGTCGTTGGTGCAGCTTCAAAGAGCCGAACGGCGAAGAGCCCGCTGAATGTCAGTGGGGCGTTAGTTAATCCCTCTAAGTTGGACTCCTTCCGCTTAGTGTTTGCCCCGGTAGGTGAGTGGTCTACCGGGGCTTTTTTGTCCCCATAAACCCAGCGGCAAGCGGCGGTGTCGTTGCCAAAGATCTGATGAAGTGTAGAGGGGACAGGGTCTTTTAAAACCCGACATAGGCTGCCAATCAGATCATCCGGCTTTAGTAGTGGGTTTTAGACGTTTTTCCCCACGCGATTAGCGTTTCCAGGTAGGTAATCGCAACTACTAAAGCTTCCGCACTTATTCACTGGAGGTGCTTATGAACCACGAACAAGAACAACGGGCCACAAGCCTTTTACTTGGCGGCATTACCGAGGATGTCGTCTTCGACGTGTTAGCAATGGAAGCTGACGCTAACGGCAAACCGTTCGACGAGTTTCAGCTTGAAGACCTGCCTGTGCAGATCAAGCGGCTCAATGAACAAATTAAATCACAGGGGGAGATTCCATGAGTTTTTTCTTTCGACTGCTTACCGTAGTCGAACTCATTCTTTGGCTAAAACGACTTAAGGAGACAGACAATGCAGATGTGGCACAGGCGGAAAGACGGAACGATAGTCGAGTTCCTGATTCGGACAGACCCACCGGAAGCACTGTACTGGATGACATACAAACTAAAAGTCAGTGACATCATCCTTGTCAGCAAAGTAGCCGCAGGAGAAAAAACCAAACTCAGGAGAGAAATTTATGACGAGCTTGTTGAAAAAGAACGCAACTCCCACCCGAACACGGTATCTAAAGAGCGTAAAACTACCAAGCGCGACGATGCTAAAGCCCGGCGGAAACAACAAGAAGCTGGGTAATAAAATTACTACGGGTGCTTGGAAAGGCGCTGCAATCTACAGCTTAACTCTTGAAGAACGAAACTCTTGCCCAACCGACTGTGAGCAGTGGTACAACTGTTACGGTAACAACATGCCGTTTGCTGCGCGTTACGATCATACACACCCCACGTTCTTATCGTGTCTTGAGCAGAACCTAAGTGACCTCATCAACAAACACATTTGGCGCAAGGACCAACCCCTGGCTATTCGGCTCCATGTACTTGGCGACTTCTACAGCGTTAGTTACGTAGAGTGGTGGAAAGCATGGCTGCTTGATTGGCACTCAATCAAAGTATGGGGGTACACGCACCACGATCCACAATCCGAGATTGGTATAGCTATCGCCGAGCTTAACAAACTAGACAACTGCCACATCCGATTCTCAGACGACAAAACAGTCGAAGACACATACCAGGCTAATGTTGTTGCAACGGACAACGAACCAGGTATCACGTGCCCCGAACAAACAAACGCAACAGCCAGCTGCAGTACTTGTGCGTTGTGCTGGAGCACTCAAAAACCAATCAATTTTTTGAAGCATTAAAGTATTAGCTGTGCTAATATTATGGACCAAGGATAGGTGACATTAGGATTATGAAACCGTTCGAGCATCAAACCAAAACCACCGACTTCATACTTCAGAAGCCCGGTGTTCTCATTACTTCTGACCCAGGCACAGGTAAAACGCGCAGTGTTATTGATGCGTATTCAAAGCGTCGTTCGGGCCGCATGCTGGTTCTGGCTCCTCTTTCTATCCTTGAAGCTAGCTGGGCAGATGATATTCGAAAGTTCCAACCCGGCCTCACTTGTTCGGTGGCCTACGCCAAAAATCGACTCGCGGCGTTTAACGATGACACAGACATCGTCGTCACTAATCACGATGCCGTTAAATGGCTTGCCAAAATGCCCAGCCTACTCGAGTCCTTCGACACGCTCTGCATCGACGAGTTCACGGCGTTCAAGAACAAAGACAGTCAACGCTCGAAAGCGATGGCGAAAGTTGCAAAGCACTTTGAGTACCGCATTGCTATGTCAGGTACCCCAAACAGCAACACGATACTGGACATCTGGCACCCAGCGTTTCTTGTAGACGACGGCGAACGTCTCGGTGTTCGGTTCCACAGTTTCCGTGGTGCAGTCTGTCAGCCACAGTTCAACGGCTTCGCCAACGTGTGGGTTGATCGACCCGACGCACAAGAAATCGTTGCGGCTGCACTCTTCGATATCAACATCCGCTTCGCACTAGAAGAGTGCATCGACATGCCTGAGCAGGTTGTGTCAACGCGGCTTGTTGATCTCGACAAAAAGACAATGGCTGCTTACCAGATGCTTGCTGATGACAGTGTCCTGTACACACCCAAAGGCACAGTCAACGCAATACACGCTGGAGCCAAAGTAAAGAAGCTACTGCAGCTATGCACCGGTGCGGTCTACGACGAGCAGGGTGTAGCACAAGGCATACACAAAGAACGCTACGACCTTGTGATGCAGCTGGTGCAGGAGCGCAAGCACTCATTGGTTGCGTTCAACTGGCAGCACGAGCGAGATCACCTTACTGAACTCGCCGACAAACTATCTATCAAGTACGGCGTTATCGACGGATCAACGCCTGCTAACAAACGCAAAGACATTGTTGATCGCATGCAAGCAGGGCAACTGCAGGTGGTGTTTGCCCACCCACAATCTGCTGGTCATGGCCTAACCATGACAAAAGCGACATCAGTTATCTGGGCGTCACCCACTTACAACGCTGAGCACTACCAGCAGTTCAACCGACGCATCTACCGCGCAGGACAAACCCAGCGCACGGAAGTTATTCGGATTGCAGCAAACAACACCTGGGAGCCAGCAGTGTTCGACAAGCTCGAAAGCAAGCTCAGTCGAATGGAAGAGTTACTTGGAATATTGAATCAATCAACGTCACTACGAGAAACAGCATGAATATCAATGAACTAATCGAACAGCGCGTAAACCTTCAAACACAGATAGATGAACTCAATGCGCAGTTAAAAGAACTCAACAAGCAAAAGGAAGCAAACCAAATCCTTTTGTTTGACGAGATGGGTAAGCAGGGCGTTACTCGCACCGCAAACGCGATGGCCTCTGTTTCCATAAACGAAACTGTTAAACCAGAAATCGAGTCGTACGACGAGTACATCGCCTACGTCCAAGAAACTGGTGATTTCAGTTTATTCACCACGGCACTTAAGCAAGCTCCGTTCCAGGAACTACTTGCTGCAGGTATACAAGTTCCCGGCCTCAAACCTAGAACATACCGCCGCCTCAACATGCGCAAACTCTAAGGAATCATTAGATATGGCAAAAGCACAAGCAATCGCTCTAGTAGCAAACGAAGTACCAGCACACGTAATCAATGCAGGCATTGGTCGCGGCAACGAAGACGTCGGTAACGCCCTGGCAATACCGCGCATCAAGCTGCTGCAAAAGATGTCTCCCGAAGTCGACAAGTACAGCCCCAAGTACGTCGAGGGTGCAGAGCCCGGTGCGTTCATCAACAGTATCACCGGCGAGGTGTACGGTGACGAACTCTACGCTCTCAACCTCAAGTTCAAAATCGAGTATGTCGTATGGCGTAACCTCGATATCGGTGGCGGCTTGCTTGGTAACTTCACGTCGCAAGCAGAAGCTGAAGCAGCTGTCGCGGCACAAGAAAAGCCGTCGGACTATGAGATCAAAGACACTCATACACACGTCCTGCTGCTCAAGAACCCGACCACCGGCGAAGTCTCTTCACCCGTGTTGATGGATTTCACTGTATCCAAACTGCGCACATCACGTGCTTGGAATACACAAATCGCAACCAAGGGTGGCGATCGATTCGCTAGTCTGTGGAAGCTCAAGTCAATCCCCGTTGAATCACGTACTGGACAACAGTTCATGAACCTCGACGTTGAGTGCCTTGGCTGGACAACAGAAGAGGACTACAAGGTTGCAGAAGAGTTGTACGAACAGTTCTCTGCATAATGAATGAACGAGCACAGCTTTATACGAGCTGTGCATCGTCGTTTGCCTGCCGATATTCTGCGGTGGAAGATAAACGACTCATATGCGGGCGGAGTACCGGATGCGTTTTACGCCGGTGCGGCCCGCTGCCTTTTTGTCGAATACAAGTTTGTAAAAATCCCGGTTCGTGACTCCACGAATCTAAGAATAGGCTTATCTGAACAGCAAAAGCTGTGGCTCAACAAAATGCACGATCTAGACCAGTTTGTTGGCGTCGTGGTAGGCTCGCAGGAAAACGCGATTATTTTACTAAATGGCGCGTGGAATCAGTCCATCACCAAAACTACGTTTATGCAGCATTCATCAACTGTTGCTAACGTCGCCGACTGGATTCACAGCCATTGCTGGAAACAAGATCATGACCACGAAGAAGGAATCTTCTGTGGCAGCGAATAACCTGCGAAGAATCTGGGATGCTAAAAAAGCCGAGATCGGAGTCACGCAATCAGAAGCTGCCAAGGAGCTGGGCTGGACCCAGGGTGCTGTTGCGCAATACCTCAACAACATTACTGAGCTTAACGCCTCAGCAACAATCAAACTCGCTAACTTTCTGGGTGTAGACCCAAGAGACATCAACCCTGACGCGACAGATGAGTTTCCGTTGTACATCGCCTTCCCCCGCGAAGGAGACGTGCCGCTAACAATCGACCTATCGCAAAAATACACCGCGCATAAAGAGCGCGATGGCAGCGTCGTACTGACTCCAAAGAAGTGACACTTTGTGACAGTTCAATACTAAACAAAGTGAAATAACAGTAACTTACGACCCATCAAAAGTGGCTGAAAGTGTTGGAATTACTAACATCGTGCCAGCCGACGGAGAAAATCCCTCCTTCTCCGCCAATTTTTAAACCCCTTGCTATATAAGGCTTTCCGGCGATATCCTCGTCAGCTGTGACACAGGAGTGACAGTTGGCTACGATAGTTAATAGAAACGGCAAGTTCGTCGTGCGCATCAGGAAGGCAAATTTCAAGCCCGAAAACCGCACCTTTTCAACCCGCACAGCAGCAAAACAATGGGCGCTGCAGACCGAAGCTGCAATGGACAACGGTTCCTGGGTCTCGGTAAGTGAAGCACGAATCACGGACCTGGACTCGTTGTTCACGCGTTATATCAAAGAAATCCATAGCGTTAAGCCATTCGGCAAAAGCAAACTCGCAACCGTAAGAAGCACAGCACGAAGAGTCGGGCACTTGCGTCTTGCAGACCTGTCTCCTGACTTTGTTTTGATGTATGCAAAACAGCGTGCCAGGGAAGTACGACCGTCGACGCTCAACCAGGAGCTCACTTACTTCGCACAAGCTATCGATGTAGCACGGACCCTGTGGAACGCACCACTCAAAGACAACCCTGTTCGCGCAGCCATGGGTGTTATGTCTCAGCTCAATATGATTCAAGGAAGCAGGAAACGTGAACGACGACCCACGGATGACGAACTAGAACTGTTGTTCGAGCTAGCAGGTGACAGCTGGATCGGGCCTATGATCAAGATTGCTGTGGAAACTGGGCTACGTCAGAGCGAAATCCATCGCCTGGAATGGAGCGACATAGACTTTGACCGTGGTACGTTGCTCATCAGGGACCGAAAAGACCCGAAGAAAAAAGAGGGTAATCATCAGCTATTACCCCTACTTCCGGTCACGAGAGAGACGCTCCTACGTGAAAAGCAGCAGAGTAAGCAGACCGGTAGGGTGTTCGAGGACGTTCAGCTCGCGGCCTCTATCAGTGATAAGTTCGCCAAGCTCACCAAAAAAGGCGGAATCATCGACTTACGCTTCCATGACCTACGTCACGAAGCGATAAGCCGAATGTTCGAGCGGGGGATGAGTATCGAACAGGTCGCTGCAATAAGTGGGCACAAAACATGGACTAACTTGCGACGCTATACTCAATTAAGTCATCAGTCGCTATCGCTTGCTTACGAAAAGCCCCTTCAACAATAGCTGCGACTTGTGTGGTTGGAAACAGATACTTCTTACCGCGTTTAACGTACGGAATATCCAACTTATTCGCGTACAGTTGGTTGTAGAGAGTGGAGCGCTGAACCTTCAACACCTCCGCAAGCTCTGATAAGTCCATAAACGGACCGTACTTATCAAGCATCCACTCAGCCATTCTCGTTTACCTCCTGTATCAATCTATCTAGGTACCACCTCGCCTTTCGCAGATCTTCAATGGGCGCATTTTTGTAGCGCCAACGGTGTAAGTATTTTTTGATGTTCCCGTCTAAGTAGTACTGGAAACCGTCGCCCAAGTTGTCTTTCAAGTACTCAATGCACTCAATCGAACCTTGGTTGTAGTGGGGTGGCTTATTTACTGCGTCCTGCATAATCCGTAATCCTTACGCATCAATTATTAGCAGAACTAATATACTCCTTATTGGATAGAAACTAAAACAAAAGTAAGTAAAAACCAAACTAGCTGTAGGATTTGTCAGAATTAGTGTCGCAATAAGCGACACGTGTAATTATTGTGGCATTTCGGGTAGAAGGGCTATGACTTCGTCTTCAGACGTACAGTCACCAACAACCGATGGGAAGTCACGAAGCGCCTGTCTGTAAGTACGCCACGCTTCTTTTTGGGGGTCTGTAAGTGGTGAATCAGGAACCTGGGTCCAGTCGCTTGCTTCAAGCTTCAAATTGCGTGTTATTCGTGCGGTGACTTGTGGGTCAAAAACAACCTCGGATGCAGTTGGTACACCGTCGATAATCTTATCGTAGATGAATGTATCAACTTCCCCTTCGTAGGCAGCTTCGCCTGCCTCTAAGACAAGGGAAAGGGACTCTGGATTAATAGAGGTGACCTGTTTGATGATGCCGGTCGCAACGTCATAAACGGTATAAATCATGCTGACGCCTTAGCGATACGGAACAAGCGTATTCGTCGACTAGAGAAGCCAGTTGTCGCGTTGTTTTCGGCAACACCCTTACTGTAGCCGTAAAGCTTAATCTGATAATCATAGGACTTACTGAGGCTGACTTTCACCATATGGTGAATCGGAACTAAAGGCAGTGCTCCGTTTCTAGTGCTATGAGTACCAAACGATTGGTAGTGGCTGTAGTTGCCACTACTCGACGCTGAACGACGCGTTACCACCAGCACCAAACCACTTTGACTTGTTGAGCTGCTATTCGAGGCTGACCCGACAATAGCGGCTGCAAAGTCAATGTAGTAGTCCGAACTAGATTCCTTCAGGTCGTCATTAAGAGGATTTGCGTTACCGTTCGAAAGTGTCATCGACAAAATCTCCGGCAACGTGGCTGTACCTGACTCAAAAATCTGATCAATTGGATTGTAGTAAGACCAATCGTACTCGTTAAAAGGCGTCGCAGATGTGAAGTTCTCGTAGGTGTATTGCTGCATGCTGGTAGAGACCAGGCTGTTGTTTAACGCAAACTTCACAACACCTACGGAGTCAATCGATAGGTTGTCTACAAAAACACCGTTATCACGAAGGATTAGAGACTGTACGCCGTTAATCACCGCAGTATCTAAACCGATGTTGTCGATTGATAGCCGATCTGCGGACATCGTGCCAGCGGTAATGTCGTCGGCGTCTAAAGAAGCGATTTTGCCTTTATCAATTGTCGCGTCTGCGATTTGTGCGTTAACGATAGAGCCGTTCTTTATAAACGCTTGGTCTATGTAAACTCCGGCGGGCACTGTGACGCCGTTTAGCGTAGTAGGGGAGGACTGTACGACAAAGGGGAGAGCTTGAGGCGTGGTGCTCCAGGCGCTGCCAGTGTAGTACTTGGTTACGTCCTCACTGCCGCTGGTATCTACCCAAACCTTACCGGCGAATAGATTGGTCGTAGGTGCTGAGTTTGATGCGATCGCAGGTGGCGCGATCCAGAACTGATCTGCTCTAACACCAAACTCTGAGGTAGGTGTGCCATCTACTGCGGTGCTAGCTAAGCCATAACCGGATACGTGCCCAGCGTTGTCGATCTTTACTGTGTACTGTGCTTCAAGTCCGTTGATCGAAGTGGCTTGCTGGCTAATGCTGGTAGTGTGCCCTGCAACCGTTGTGTTCAACGTATTTGTAGCTACAGCGATGGCAGAAGTAGAGGTCGCGTCGATAAAGTTGATCTGGGTGATGTCAGCATGCGCCGCTGCAAGCCCCGTCGTTGAGTCGTTTACTGTCGCCTGCAATGAGGCAAGCGTAGATGCGGTGGCCGACGTAGATGTAACACTTACATTGTTAAGCTGCGTAATGTCAGCGTGCGCCGCCGCAAGCCCCGTCGTTGAGTCGTTTACTGTCGCCTGCAGCGTAGCAAGCGCAGACGCATTGGCTGACGTAGATGTGCTACTAACAGTATTAAGTTGTGTAATGTCAGCGTGCGCCGCTGATAACCCTGTATTAGGGTCTTCTACGTTGGTTTTAAGAGACGAAAACTGTGACGCAATAGCTGATGTCGAGGTGGCGTCGATAAAGTTGATCTGCGTAATATCTGAGGTGTTGCCCGCTACCGCTGCAGACAAGCTCGAGTATGTACCAACAAACTCCCAGTACGTTGTGTCTGATGTATTACCAGATGGCTGGTTGCCTACGTTACTGTTTACCTTCGACCGGTAGAGGTTACCGTTATAGGTAACCAGGTCGTCGAGTGCATACGTAGTTCCTGACGCCCAAGACGCAACGGTGCTCAGTGTGTTTATCTGACCCTGCAGGCTATTTATCTCAGTTTGGGTATCGGCAGGTAGGTTGCCAATCGGCGTCGCCAAAGATGCCGCTAGCTGATCGCTCGTGATCGAGTCAGCCAGCTCATCAAGCAATAAGTCTACGTTTGCAGATGTTTGAGCTAGTTCTCCGTTAACAGAGTGAAAAAACCCCGTAAATCCCAGGCTGTTTACGTGTCTTATCCAATAGTAAAAGGTGGCGCTTTCGCCTACTGAGTCAACAAACGTAGT